AATGAAATTTAAAAAAGGTAAAGCGAAGTTAGCGGAGAGAAACGAGGTGCAGACGTGAACTTTTTAGATCTATTCGCTGGAATTGGTGGATTTCGATTAGGGATGGAACGAAACGCAGAATTGAGAAGGGGAGAAAATTATGATTTACAAACATGAGGAAGCTCGACAATACCGCGAAATCAATTTCCTAGACCAGTTCCTAGAAGGTCACGATGGATTCATAGCGGGAGGCTGTTTTAAAAATATTTTTAATCATGAAAAAGTGAAGGATATTGACATGTTTTTCCGCAACGAAAAAGACCTAAATGACGCAATTCATTATTACACCGAGAAATGTGCTAGCGATGCAAACCATATTAAACTTGTGTATAAAACTGGTAAAGTCGTCGCCTTTATACACATTCCGTCAAAAACCCAATTAGAGTTAGTTCGCTCTGTTTTTGGGGAACCAGAAGAGGTTATTAGTAACTTTGACTTTACTGTTACCAAAGTAGCACGATACGTTGTTGACGGGGAGCATCGGATAGTAATTCATCCCCAATTTTTTGAACACTTACATCTCAAAAGGTTGGTGGTTGACAATACTCTTAATTTCCCGATATCGACATTTGAAAGAATGATTAGGTACGTAGGTTACGGTTATAAGCCTTGTCTCGAAACAAAGGCGAAATTGGTTGATGCAATCAATAGTATTCAGAACATAGATGAGAATGATTTTTCAAAAAGTCTATATGAAGGATTAGATTAAGGAGGAAAACAATGAAATTTAAAAAAGGTGACAGAGTAGAAGTTATTTGGCGAAGTGAGTTGCATCAGGGCTTGGTAGAAGAGGTTATTGAATTAACTGACGAATTAATGGTTAAATTAGCTAAGACGCCCGCGATATATTATTTATTTAAAAAAAATCAAGTTAGCAAAGTCGAACTTGTGAAAGTGCCGAAATTTGTAGCTGATGCAATCGGTACCTTCAAAGAAAAGGAGTATGACCTTGCTGTAGCTATTGACTACGAGACATATACGGATGAGTGTGTTAAGGAACTGTCACTAGATAAAACCATGTGTGGGTGGTTATGGGAAACATCTAATCAAGAACTATTCGCACGAGCATGGATGGATGGTTATGAGATTGAGCAAGAACCACTGTTCATAATGCCCATCCCATATTCCGTTCTACCTGTTCATTATTATATTAATCGACTAGATGAAATTTCCTTTAAACAAGGTAATGCACAAAAATTCACATGGAATGAAATAGAAAAATATTTCCCGGAAATTACAAAATACGCAGTGAAAGTTGAAGGGGTGGCGGAATGAACGATAAAAAAGTAAGATTCTACGTTTCTACTGGTATGCACGGATCACTTGAAACAGAAACATTTCTTTTGAAAACGGACTTGAATATTGAGTTCGATATATTAACACTTGAACAATTAGAAAAAGAGATTACAGAGGCTTATGACGACTGGTTAGTAAATAATATTGACTCTGGTTGGTCTATCGAGAAAGAGGTGGCGGAATAAATGGGAGTGAGTATTGATTTATACAGTTATGATTATGAAGCGCTTGTGGAAGGCATTCAAAGCTATACAAAAGCGGAAAATACGGAAGTTATAAGAAAAATACTTCTAATAGGCGGAAATGTCGTAGGTGATAAATATATCATTTTAAATAATGAACTCTGGGAAGATAACAGTTCATATTACAACGTTCCGAACGCTTTAGAGCGTTTGTATAAAGTTGATGATGTCTTTGGAAAAATCTTCTGTACTTTTGATGATAGGTTCGGTAGAGAGACGCTAATTAATGGTTGTGATACCCCGGAAGAAATATTAGAAGAGGTGATGGAATGACGACATTTAAACCGAGAAACATCCTAAGTTGGCGCAGTGGATTGCCTTACGATAATACGAGATTTTCAATAGGTAGACCTCCAGAAGGTGGGCAACATGGTTATGAATGGTACAACGGTGAGTCGAATGTGAATGTAATCAGCATTGAATATATACTGCCCAATCCAATCACAGAAAGCGCAGGAAACTATATTATCAAGTTGGAAGATGATAGGAAAATTGTTGTCTCCGAAGAAATTCCATCTTTTATTGAAGAGGTGGCGGAGGAATGAAGTACCGACAACACGAAACCTATTCCTTTCTGCAAAGGCGTTTAAAACGAGTAGTACTAGTGTTGATACTAAAAATAATTAAAAGTTTGAAAGCGGTGGTGGAATGAAAAGAGCTGGATTCTATTTTACAGATAATGACGATGATGCAACTTCTTTTTGTCCAGAGTGCGGAGAACTAAATATAAGTATTAGCGCGCGAAAAGTGCTCGAGTGTATAAAGATTAATCGACCAGTATATGTCCAATGTGCAGCGTGTAAAGCATGGTACAACATCGGCGGAGACGTTGAAGAAGGAGGATGACGAATGACTAGCGCAAATGACTTAACTAATCATCTTGACCTTGACACTGACTATTTATTATTTAATTTATTAGGAGGAATATAAAATGGCAATTTTAAAAAGCGAATTATACGCAGTGATCAGCAAAAAGGAATCAGAAATCAGAACAGAATATCTTGAAAAAGAACGACAAATCAAAACGGACGCTATTAACGCCTTTTATGAAAACGAGGAGTTAGACGAAACACTAGAATTATTTGTTAAACAATTACAAGAAATCAAGAAAACAGCTTCCTTGTTAGAACCTAAAATACAATCTTATTACACACCTGTCCACACTATTGACAACTTAGACTGGTTCGACGATGTGGACGCGTTAAAACAAAACTTGGGTCGTAACGTTTGGCGGAATGGCAAAATCAAGATATTCACTCCGGAAGTAAAAGAATTAGACTACAATAACGACAAAGAATGGATTTCTAGACTAGCCGAATTTCAACGCCTGACTGCGACAATCAAAGCCAACTCACCTGCAAAAGGTTATAAACTACTTAAAGAATTAGGTTTCGATGTATCTCATATTGACGCATCAAGCAAACCAAAATCAAGTGCACCTATGGTTCTAGATTTTGACACTACTAAATTGGGGGTGCAAAATGACAAAACAAATCATCATAAACGAAGCAAACAGTTTACTTCACAGAAAAAGCAAAGAATTGAGTAAATCAATTATTAAAACACCAAAGGACCTTGAAAGATTCGCAATTGGTCTTGATAAATTATCGCAAGATATGTGGGACTATAAAAACGAACTGGAGGCGATTAAATGAGTATTGTAGCTGGTGATAAAGTAGAGGTACAGGATAGAACGGGTGTAGCTGAATTGTGTGTTGATGGTGAGCAGTTTCATGTTCTGATGAATAATGGTGGTCTGCTAACTGTTGAAGATGAAGACGGATTTTCATCCTTTAACATACCAGCAACTCAAGTCAAGAAAGTGAAAGTGAATAGTGATGTTAAATTAATAAATGAGCTATATGACCAATCAGATGCAGTAAGTTTTAGTATATATAATGCAGATACAGATAAAGCTAAGATGTTTGTATCTAATGTAAATAAGCCACAATTTGACGAAAGAAACAATGTGAAGTGGTATTCTGCATCAAAAGGCAAAATAACAGCAACAGCATTTTTGAAAGGAGATGATTAATATGACAACACTTTATTCCATTCAAGAAAAGTATCAACAGTTATTAAATTTAGCTGAGCAATTAGATCCAGAGACATTAAAAGATACCCTTGAAAGCATAGACGATGAATTAGAAACAAAAGCAGAAAATGTTTCGTTTATTATCAAAGAGCTAGAAGGACAATCACTTGTTTTAGATGTAGAAATTAAACGTTTATCAGAACGAAAAAACACGATTAACAATAATGTGAAGCGACTGAAACAATCACTACATGATGCTATGCTAGTTGCTAATAAGCAAAAAATAAAAACGAATCTATTTACATTAGATATTCGGAAAAACCCTCACAGTGTACTTGTAGAAGATGAGAGGAAGTTAATTAATTATTTAGTTGAACAACCTAAGAAGCTGGATAAGGCTAAGTTAAAAGATGATTTGAAAAAAGGCATTGATGTACCAGGAGCCGTTTTGGTTCAAACGGAAAGACTACAAATAAAATAAGGAGGGATTTCATTGTTAGATATTAAAAGCGCATCAAATTTAAAAGACACAAATAAACTTAGACTCATTTATTCAGCGCCAGGAATCGGAAAAACAAGTACGATTAAATTTTTAAGTGGCAAAACATTAGTAGTTGATATTGATAGAACAACTGGTGTTCTGAAAGGTAATGAAAATATTGATATAGTCACTGCCGATACCATGACGCCCTTTACCACTTTTCCGCAGTTGTTAAAGGAAATCAATGACAACTATTTGAAGGAATACGACAATATTGTGATTGATAATATTTCGGAATTGGAACGATCCATATTGGCTCAACTAGGAAAAGAAGGAAAAAACAACCGCGTGCCTTCAATGGCAAATTATCAGCAAATGCAATTTATGATGATTGATGCTATCAGATATTTAAAGTCATTTGGTAAAAATATTTTGATAACAGCGTGGGAAACTTCGGATCAGTGGCAAACGCCAGAAGGACAAATTTACAATCGTTCTTATCCACAGATTTCTAATAAAATATTAACAAACGCGATGGGGCTATGTGATGTAGTAGCAAGATTAATTTATGATCCAGAAGAAGAAAAACGCGGGTTTATTTTACAACCAACCAACGCTGTTTTTGCTAAAAATCAAATTGATAATCGCAAAGGTTGCAAGCAAGAAGACCTATTCCAAATTGGTGATGTTGATGTTAAAGCTTAGAGAATATCAAAAAGAAATTATAAATGATGTAAAGGGGGCTTTTTTACAGGGATATAACAGACCGTGCGTTGTTGCTCCCTGCGGTTAGGTGCTGGTAAATCGGTTATTTTATCAGAAATAATTCGCATGACAACTCACAATAAAAATAATGTTCTTTTCCTAGTTCACAGAAAAGAATTGATTGACCAAATTAGAAATACACTCACTATGAATGATGTCGATATGAATTTTGTCAATTTGGGGATGGTTCAAACTGTTGTTAGACGTTTAGAAAAAACTTCCGAGCCAGCTTTAATCATTATTGACGAAAGTCATCATGTGCTAGCAAATAGTTATAAAAAAATAATCAATCATTTTTCTAATGCTAAAGTGGTCGGATTTACAGCAACACCAGTGAGAATAAATGGGGGTGGTTTAGGAGATATAAACGATATGTTAATCGAAAAGGTTAATGTGAAATGGTTAATAGAAAATCAATTCTTATCACCTTATAAGTATTTTGCACCGGAAGTTATTCAAACAAGTAACTTAGACATCAAACGAACCGGGGAGTATGACATCACACAATTAGACGATCAGTTCAATCAACGAAAAGTATGGGGAGACGTGATCAAGCATTATCAAAAATTAGCCGACGGACAGCAAGCTATTCTTTACGCTTCTTCTCTCTATCAAAGCCAAAAAATGGCAGCTAGTTTTGAACAAGTGGGTATCACTGCAGCACATATTGATGGCAAAACACCAAAGGCGGAACGCGATCACATTATCCAACAGTTTCGAAATGGCGAGATTAAAGTGCTATGTAACTTAGATTTGATTGGCGAAGGATTCGATGTGCCAGACTGTTCTACTGTGATTATGTTACGCCCGACACAGTCTTTGTCTCTCTACATTCAGCAATCTATGCGTGGCATGCGTTACCGTCCAGAAAAAACGTCCATCATCATTGATCATGTAGGCAATGTAAGTCGGTTCGGACTACCGGATATGGAACGCACATGGACGTTAGAACCGAAAAAAGGAAGTAATAGCAAGAAAGCAGAAGCACCAGTGAAAATATGTCCCGATTGCTTTATGACAGTCTTATCCAGCAATAAGCAATGTGAGCATTGCGGGCATGAGTTTAAAGTGGAAGCAAAACCGATCCAAATCGACGACGCAGCAGAACTTCAAGAAATTACTGAACCAATATTTCAAGTGGACTACAGTAGTCCGAACGATTGTAAAAATATGAAAGAACTATATGAGTATGCGAAGCAGCATAACTATAAGCGAGGGTGGGCATACCACCAAGGAAAAGTAAGAGGATTTATCAAATAAAAAAATCGAAAGAAGGAATTTAATTATGTTTAAAGTAGATCATAAGGATGTTTTCACAAATGGAGTAGAAAATGGTACGTATGAGGTGGTTTTATACAACGCAAATGAAGATGCGACAAAAAACGGAGCGGAGTTCATTAATATTGATTTAATTATCCGTAATGATGTAAATCAAAAATTCCAGAATGCGCATATTTTTCACCGAGTATGGAAAGCAAAAGCAACAAATGAATATAGTCAAACAGCATTAAATACAATCGCTAAAGCAATCCAATTACCTAACGGCAAAGATTATAATACATTGGATGAATTATTAAAAGACCTGTTAACTAAGACATGCCAAGTTACTGTGAAAAATGAAGAGTCTGAGTATAATGGTCAAATTTATAAAAATTTAAATGTGAAAGCGTGGGCTGAAAGTAAAATTACTGGACCATTACAACATGTATTTAAAAAGAAAGATGCTGAACCTATGCCAGAAATAAACGAGAGTAATCTACCGTTCTAAGCAATGAGAGGAGCGCACAAACGTGTATGAACAAATTCCGGACGAATTAAAAAAATTAAAACAATGGTGCGCTTTTCAACTTGTTTGGGATGAAGAGCGTGGCAAAAACAAAAAAATACCGATGAACGCAAACAACGGTTCATACGGTAATAGTGTAGACGAACGGACATGGGCAGATTTTGAAACTGCCCTTGATTCCCTCGAAAAATATCAATTTGATGGGTTAGGTTTTTACTTTAAGAAACCATATTTCGGTGTGGATATTGATGATATAAAGGATGAAATTGAAGATTACCTTTATGGTAATACAGAAAATATTGCTGGTGAATTTATTCAAACGTTGTCTAGTTACACAGAATACAGTGTGAGCGGGACAGGAATTCATATTATTGCAAAAGGAAGTTTTCCGGAAGGTGGTCGGCGTAAAGGAAACATTGAAATGTACCCGGACGGTCGATTTTTCGTTATGACAGGTCAAGTAATTGATAACTACAGACAAGTCAATGAAGCGACAACGGCAATACAATATTTGCATACGAAATACATTGGGACTAATGAAGTAAGACAAATAAATAATTTACAATCTACAGTTGATTTGCCTGTAAGTGATATTATTCAACGTGCTGAACGAAGCAAACAAGGCGCACAATTTAAAACGCTTTACGATGGATTATGGGATGGACTATATCCCTCACAATCCGAAGCAGACTTAGCTTTTGCAAATATGCTGGCATTTTGGACAGGATGTAATGCAGAAAAAATGGACGAAATTTTCCGTTCAAGTGGTTTGTATCGAACAAAATGGGACCAAAAACGCGGTGCGCAACTTTACGGTGAAATGGTTATTAATAAAGCTATAACTAATACCTCTGAAATTTACCAACCTGGCAGTGAACTAGAAGGATATTCTATTTCTATCAAAAATCAGAATAATACAGCACGTAAAGTATATGGGCTGGATGATACTGGTAATGCAGAACGTTTTCGTGATAAATTTCATGATATTGTCCGTTTTTCGTATATTAACAAAGGGTTTTACTACTACGATTCAAAAGTGTGGAAATACGATAATATAGGAGCTGTAAAAACACTTGTCGATGATGTAATTAAAGATATGAAAAGCGAATTTGCTTACATGGATAATGAATCAGATGCAGAAAAAGCGTTCATGAAGCACTTAAAAGCAACTAGAAGCAATAAAGGAAAAACGAACATGTTGAAAGAAGCGCAACATTTAATGCCAGTTTTGCCTGATGAATTCGATCGCTACAAATATTTTTTGAACACACAAAACGGATATATCAATTTGCAAAATGGAGAACTTATCAATCATGACAGGCAAAAAATGTTTACAAAAATTAGCAACATCGAATATACAGATAAAATTGATGCGCCACTTTGGCAAGCGTTTTTAAAGGATATTTTTGCTGGTGATAAAGAGTTAATCAATTATATTCAAAAAGCTGTCGGTTATTCATTGTCAGGTTCTACATCAGAACAAGTCATGTTTATCCTTTTCGGCAATGGGCGAAATGGGAAATCGGTTTTTCTTGATATTATCAACGATATTTTTGGTTCCTATGCGACCAACATCCAGCCACAGACAATCATGGTCAAACAGCAGTCTAGTAATGCAAACAGTGATATTGCCCGTTTACATGGCGCCAGGTTCGTTACAACCACCGAACCAAATGAGGGTGTACGTTTAGATGAAGGACTAGTTAAACAGCTCACAGGTGGCGACAAGGTCACTGCACGACACTTGTATAAGGACGAATTCGAGTTTACACCCGAATTCAAAATCTGGATGGCAACCAACCATAAACCAATTATCCGAGGGAGAGACGATGGAATATGGCGTCGATTACATTTAGTACCTTTCACAGTAAAAATACCTGACGAAAAAGTAGATAAACAGCTAAAATATAAACTTCGAAGCGAACTCACTGGAATATTGAATTGGGCGGTCGAGGGCTTTCTTAAATGGCAAAAGGAAGGTTTAGGAATGCCGAAAGCAGTTGAAAATGCTAGCTCTGAATATAAATCAGAAATGGATGTTATTACTGCATTTATTGAGGATTGTTGTGATGTGAGAGAAGGCGAAAAGGTAAATGCCAAAAAAATGTATGAAACATATCATGAGTGGGCGAAAGAAAACGGTCAATATTTAATGAGTAGTACGAAATTTGGGAAAGAAATTGGAATGAAGTTTACTAAGAAAAAAACTAAAACCGCAAATGTATATGAGGGCATTACTTTAAATGACGATTATTATAATTTGAACTTAAATTTTTAAAAGAGGTGGAGGGTTTGTTTCAACTATCCACC